AAGGCAATACTCATAAGATGCCTGATGGTTCTTTGCATACAGGAAAAACACATGGTAAAACAAGTGTCAAGTTATTTCACATGAAAGACTTATCTAAGAAAGCAAGAGAAAAAGCAGGAAAGTAAATAATGGCAACATATCTAGAATTATCGAATGAACTCCTACGGGAGATGAATGAGGTAGAGCTTACAAGTTCTAGCTTTAGTTCTGTTGTGGGTATTCAACAACATGTAAAGGATGCTATTAATAGAGCTTATCTAGATATTGTTAATGAAGAACCTCAGTGGCCTTTTCTTGCTGCTAGTGTTAGCGGTGGAACAGATCCTATGTATGGAAATGTTTATGTAGAAACTGTAGCAGGACAGCGTTGGTACACTTTAAAAGCTGGTAGTTCTTCTATAACTACTGACTACGGTTACATAGATTGGGATAACTTTTATTTAACTACTGTGGGTGTGAGTGGTGAAGCTGCTCCTTATACTGCACGTAACTTACGTTTTACAACTACTGAGGCGTGGAAAGATTATCGCCGTATTCCAGAAAATTTAGATGACGCAGACACTCAACAGTATGGCATACCTGACCGTGTAATTAAAAGTCCTGATAACCGCAAGTTTGGCCTTAGCTCTATTCCAGATAAAGTATATCGTATCTGGTTTTATGCTTATACATTACCTGTAGAACTTTCGGCTATTGATGATGAAACAGTATTTCCAAATACTTACAAATCTGTATTGCTCAATAGGGCTAGATATTATATTTATCAATTTAAAGAAAGTCCACAGTTTTCTGCGTTTGCTCTTGAAGACTACAAGCGTGGCTTACGTTTAATGAAACTTAATTTAATGAACCCAACTCCGGGACAATTTAAAGATGACCGCATGAGGTTTGTATAATGTCACAGCCTTTTGGATTAGCAGCAAAGGGTGGATTACATACCAGCCTTAATCAGCTTGAGATGCTACGTCAGCCCGGCGTTGCTTCTAAGCTTACAAACTTTGAAGTGGACACTGATGGGGGCTATCGGCGTATTAATGGTTTTAACCTTTATGGTGGGGCTTCGTCAGTACGCCCTAATAGTGATAACAAAGTATTAGGTATTAAAGGATACGCTGATGGCGTAATAGTCTGTTCAGGAACAGGTATATTTTTTAGCGTAGATGGTACATCTTGGATTTCTATTTCTAAGTCAAGTGTTCATAGTAATGGTGACAACTATTCAACTTTTACAGGTCGGACAGACTTAGCACGAACTAATCAAAAACAAACTAGCTTTGCATTCTTTGAAGGTCTTTCAGACTATGGTGAAATTCTTATATGTGATGGTGCTAATAAGCCTTACTTTTTTAGAATGCAAGGAACTGGCTCTTTAACTAGCCGTACTTTCTTTTCGGGAGAAATAACTGTAGATAGTACTGTTGCTCCAGCAGTAGGTACTATACATGATAAGCACTTTGTAGTTGCTGGTGCGGGTTCTACATCTAATACAATTTATTACAGTCATACAAATGACCCTGATAACTTTTCAGGTTCTGGAGCAGGTTCTATTGTACTTGAAGACCAAGTAGTAGGACTAGCCAGTTTCCGTAGTGACTTAATTATCTTTTGCCGTAATAGTATTTTTAAACTTTTAAACATTAATGATTCTAATAGTATTACAGTACAGCCAGTAACAAAGAACGTAGGCTGTATGGATGCTCAGAGTATTCAAGAAATTGCAGGTGATCTTTTGTTCTTAAGTCCTGATGGTCTTAGAACTATTGCAGGTACAGTGCGTATTGGTGACGTTGAATTAGGAAGTGTGAGTAGACCTATTCAACCTATTATTAAAGATATTGCACGTAATATTGATACATTAAATATATCGACTGCTATTCTCAGAAGTAAATCACAATATAGATTATTTTATAGTGACGATAATACGTCTAATATGGCTGCTAAAGGTATTATAGCTACGTTAACTAATGAAGGCTTTCAATATTCAGAAACTAGGGGTATTAAAGCTACGGCAATAGCTTCAGATTTTAATATTGATGGTATTGAACAAACGTGGCACGGAGATACTCAAGGTTATATTTATAATCACGATACGGGAGATTCGTTTGATTACAACGGTATCCCTAGTGATGTGTCAGCAGCTTACCAAACACCCCATTTAGATTTTGGAGATCTAGGCACTAAAAAAACCATGCGTTATGTACGACTTTCGATGACTCCTGAGGGGCCTTTATCACCTACATTACGTGTTCGTTATGACTACGAAGAACCTTTTATTGCACAACCATTAGATTATTTATTAGATGATATACCATTACCTAGTATTTTTGGGTCAGGTGTGTTTGGAGCTAATCTATTTGGAGCTTCTGAAGATCCTTTAGTGAGACAAGCAGTACAAGGTAGTGGACAAACTGTGAGTTTTACCATAACAAGTTCAGATCAAAAATCGCCATATACAGTCAATGGTCTTTATGTAGACTACACGCCAGCGGGAAGGAGATAATAAATGGCTTATAACTATATAAGACAAAGTACGTTTAGTGATGGAGACAGGATTACAGCCTCTTTATTTAATAATGAATATAATCAGCTTTTAAATGCTTTTACATATTCTTCTACTGCTGTTGAGGGTACAGGCCATCGACATGACGGTAATCTTGGTCAAGGTGGTAATATATTTAAGATTGGTGATCTTGATTTTCTTAACAAGATTGAAGTAGATAGCACTAATAACCGTTGGGGTTTTTATGTAGAAGTATCTAGTGCCACTGTGGAACAAATCCGTATTCAAGATGGTGCTATTGTACCAGTAACAGATAGTGATATAGATATTGGAACAACAAGTTTAAGATTTAAAGATGCCTTTATAGATACTATAACTACTACAAGTAATGTTGCTATAGGTGGTAACCTTACTGTAACAGGTAATGCAACAATTGCAGGTAACTTAACTTTTGGTGATGCTGCAACAGATACAGTATCTTTTAGTGCTGACGTAGCTTCTAACTTACTTCCTAGTGCTGACAATACTTATGACTTAGGTGCTTCAGGATCTGAGTGGAAAGATCTTTATATTGATGGTACTGCTAATATTGATAGCCTTGTAGCTGATACAGCAGATATTAATGGCGGGACAATTGATGGCGCAACAATCAATGGCGGGACACTTGATGGCGCAACTATAGCAACCTCAGACATTACTGTAGGCTCTGGTAAAACTTTAAATGTTTCCGCAGGTACTTTTACACTGGCAGATAATCAAATTTCTGGGGATAAAGTAGAAGGCGGTACAATTGCTGCTACTACTATTACAGACCTGACCTTTGGAAGCTTGAATGACGGTGCAATTACTGTAACAGCTTTTGTTGATGAAGATAATATGTCTTCTAATAGTGCAACGCTTGTACCTACTCAACAATCTGTTAAAGCTTATGTAGATGCTCAAGTAACTGCACAAGATTTAGATCTTACTACAGACAGTGGTACAATTGCAATTGATCTTGATTCAGAAACTCTCACAGTTTCTGGAGGTACGGGTATTAATTCTAGTGCTACAGGTAATGCTGTAACCCTCGCTATTGATTCTACAGTGGCTACTCTTACAGGCTCACAAACTTTTACCAATAAAACACTTACTTCTCCTGACATAAATACTCCTGATATTGATGGTGGTACTATTGACAGTAGTATAATTGGAGGTGCCACGCCAGCCGCCGGTACGTTTACTACGCTTACTGCAAACACTTCTATTACGGGTACACTTGCAACTGCCGCTCAAACTAATATTACGAGTGTAGGTACTTTATCAAGTTTAACAACTTCTGGTGCTGTTATTGTTGGCGGGAACTTAACAGTCAATGGAACTACAACAACTTTAAATACAGCAACACTTGATGTAGAAGATAAAAACATAACTCTGAACAAAGGTTCTGGAGATACTTCAGGTTCTGCTAATGGAGCAGGGCTTACGATTCAAGATGCGGTAGATGCTTCTACTGACGCTACGATACTTTGGGATACTACAAATGATGAGTTTGATTTCTCACATCCTATTAATGTAACGGGTAAAATTACAGGTACAGGAACTTCGGTATTTGCAAACTTAGATATTTCAGGTGACGTAGACGTTGACGGTACACTAGAGACAGATGCTCTAACTATTGGTGGAGTAACATCAGTTCCTTTTGAAGCCGCAGACCACAGTAAATTAGATGGAATTGAGGCTAGTGCAGATGTAACTGATGCAACTAATGTTACAGCCGCTGGTGCTTTGATGGATTCTGAAGTAACTAACCTTGCTCAAGTAAAAGCATTTGCTTCTTCAGACTATGCTACATCGGCACAAGGAACTACAGCAGACGCTGCTCTACCTAAAACTGGTGGAGCTATGACAGGTGCCATCACAACCAATAGCACTTTTGATGGGCGTGATGTAGCTACAGACGGCACTAAATTAGATGGGATTGAAGCTAGTGCTGATGTGACAGACGCAGCTAATGTTACTTCTGCTGGTGCTTTGATGGATTCAGAGCTAACCAGTATTGCGTCAGTTAAGGCAATGAATCAAGGCGTAGCTACTAGCGACAGCCCCACGTTTGCGGGAATTACTACCTCTGGTATCACAAACACCGCTAACCTAAAGATTTCTGGAGCTCAAGGCACTGATGGGCAGGTTCTTACCTCAACAGGCTCTGGTGTCGCGTGGGAAGACGCTGGTGGTGGTGGTGGTGCGTGGACAGTTATATCAAGCACTACCGTTAGCAGCGCGGTGTCAAGCGTTGAGTTTACGCTTTCAGGATACGAAAACTATGCATTGAAGTTTACAAACTTGAACACTAGCGCAAACAGTAACTCCAGCACGTTGCGCCTTCAGTTTTCGGTAGATGGTGGGTCTAACTATTTAGGCACTGTGTATGCAACGCGGCGACACATGGGTACTTACGATAGCACAAGCACATCCTACCACGGACGGGACAACCAAGTTGGCGACAACCATTTGGCAGTCACCGATGTATATCAAGGGACTAACTCAAACACCGATGGGATGGTATTTATTTACAACAATAAAGCTGGAGTGAACAACAAAACTGGAATCTTTCACGCGATTGATTCAAGGGGATATAACAACGCAAACAATCATAACCCTTTTTATGCAGATGGCGCTTACGTTGTGACTAATTCGTCTGTGATTAACAAAGTGAAATGGTTGTTAGCTGGCAACAATTCATACAACATTTCGCACGGCACATACACACTTTACGGCATAGCTAACTCATAGGGCAAAAAAATGGGAACAAATGTATTTAAACTGGTCGATGGCGAAACCATTGAACTAAGCGAAGAAGAAAACACTCAGCGTTTAGCTGACAGTGAGGCATCAAAAACAGAGTATGACGCTGGTGCATGGCTACGGGGCCGCTTGGAAGAATACGGAGCAATAGGCGATCAATTAGATGAGCAGTATAAAGATTTTGACGCTTGGAAAACTCGTATTAAAGCAGTAAAAGACAAGTACCCAAAGCCATCATAAAATAGGACGCATAATAAAGTTAGAGCAAGGCACTAATTTAGAAATAGCTATGGAAGCTTTAGTAGCCGACATAGCTGAACAAAAACTCCAACAACTGCTGAAGGGGTTCCTTGGGGTTGACAGACATTAACTTCTGTGCTATAATAATTTTTAAGGATTTGATATGGATTTATTAATAAATATATTTAATATAGCTACTGCTGTAATAGCTTTAGCATCAACCGTTACTGCTTTAACAGTTACACCAAAAGATGATGAATTAGTAGGTAAAGCTTATAAGTATTTAGAATACTTAGCCTTAGTTATTGGTAAAGCAAAACAATAAAAGGTGAAGTTAATTATGGCTGTTAAGACTGAGATGGAGATAGCTTTAGAAGCTTTAGACAAAATAGCTCAACATGAAAAAGAATGTGGTGAGCGTTGGGGTGAAGCTACTGCTGAGTTAAGACAGTTAAAAGAATTAGCTTCGTCACATGCTGCTAGATGGGAAAGACTTGCTTGGCTTGTTATCTCTACAGTTCTTGTTGGTATTATTACTATTTTTAGTACACATTTAATAGGATAAAGAATGAGTAAGAAAAGAGCTACTCGTAATACTAAGAAGACTTTAAAGGCTTTGAAGCAGAAGAGGGTTAAATTTAGTAAAGGTGACAAAGCTAATATAAGAGATGCCGCTGTACATCAAAAAGCAAAAACAAGTGAAGTTTCTCTTATGGGAAAGATTGGTGAGTTTTTCAGGTCAGGTAATGATGGTAGGAACTTTGTAGATAATACTTTCGGAAGAGCATCTGAGTTTGTCAGGGCAGGTAATGACGGCAGGAACTTTGTAGACAATACTTTTGGAAAAGTATCTGAGTTTGTTAGAGCAGGGGAAGATGGTAAAAACTTTGTAGATAATACTTTTGGAAAAGCATCTGAGTTTGTTAGGGCAGGTGAAGATGGTAAAAACTTTGTAGACAATACTTTTGGAAAAGTGGCTGGTGCTTTTAAAGGTGATGAAAAACAAACTACTACCGATGTTGAGCAAAAAGTACCTGACAGTCAAGTAGTTAATTATGTATATAACTCTGAAGCTACTGCTGCTCCAGAAAGAACTTATTCAATAGCAGGTAGACAGGCACTAGCACAGAGACAAGCCGGTATGGGCAATGTAACAACGGGGAATATAAGCATGGGTGGAAGAAGGTCAACTAATTATTATCAGGATGGGCAGCAGCGCCAAGACCAGCCTCAAGGTGGGCCGGGTGTCGATACTGGTGGTACTCCTCCTCCTGCTTCTACAAACACAACAGCAGCAGATAGAGAAGCTCAAAAAGCTAGAGAAGCGGCAGACCAAGCTCGTATAGGCGCTACGGCTACTAGAACAGAACAAATAGCTGCGGGTAATATTCCTGAAGGAACTCTTACACCAGCGGTTGTTGCTGAGACAGGTGGTGCTAAAGCTAAGAACTTAATTACTAAAGATTCTGATATTGTAAAAGTAGCAGACCGTACAGCAACTACTGCTCCTGCTCCTGTCACTGCTGGTAGTATTACAACTACTGATGCTGCGCTTACTACCGCAACTACTCCAGCAGAGTTTGAAGCTGCTGGGTACACCCCTGAAAAAGCTAAAGAACTCGCAGCTACAAAAGCTGCACAGGGTACTGTAAGTGCCGATGCACAAGCTACAGCTACAGATGCTACGCTTACTGAAAGGGCAAAAGCAGCAGATAGAGATACAGAAGCTGAACAAAGGGCTTTAGCTACAGCGGCTCAACGACCTGATAGTAAAGACTATGCAACAGGAGTTACTACTGATCAAAGATTTACAGTAGAGGGTGTTGAAGGCCCCGCAGTAATTACACGCGAAGGCGCAACAATCTCTGAAGCTGAAGTAGATCGTTTAAGTCAAATAGCTCAAGGGCGTGGCGTTGCTTTAGAAGACCTTCCAGAGTATAAAAACGTAATTCAAAAGCGTGTTGCTCAACAAGGTAAAGCTGCTACGGCTGAATATCTTTCTCGTTTAGGAATATCTCCTCAAGCTCAAGCGGCGCAAACTGAATTTCAAGGTGTAGATGTTACGCCACAGGGTCAGTCCTCACAGATAGAAAGGACACCAGAGTTAGAAGCAGCACAAAGAACGGCTGCTCAAGCTGAAAGAGTTATGGCTCCTGATGCAGCACAAGCTGGTGCAGTAGCTGAAGTGGTGTCTCAAGAAAGACAGGCTATTACTGCTGATAAACTAGCAGAAATGTCTGCATCTCAAACTGATCTTTCACAGCTTGGCGATTTTAGTTTAGCTCAAAGACGTACAGCACAATCTGCTGAAGCCGCTACAGGGGTAGCTGCAAAACTAGGTGTTGCACCAGAGTCTATTGCGGCTCAAGCAGCTTATGTTTCTACTGGTCAAATTTCTATTGAAGAAGCAGCTAACATTGATGATATTCCAGAATTTCAAGTAGCTTCTCAACGAACTGCACCAGTAGGTGAAGCTGCACAAGCTATTATAAATGAACTAGGCGATGCTCCCTCTGTAGATTTTGAAGGCCGTGAAGCTATTCTTGGAAAAGCACCTGAAGGAGATGCGGCCCAAATTGGTGGTATTCCTACTGCACAGGCTGCACAGATGCAAGCTGTTACAGGACAAGAACGCCGTATGGCTGCTGCGGATATGGCAAGAGTTACTGTAGGCTTGCCGCAAGAAGTAACTGCTGTTGTAATGGAAGACCCTGCAAGAATTGAAGCACAGTTAGATAATGCACCCATAGAGGTGGCAACGGCTGTTGCAGCATTACCTACAGAGGCTCTTGTTTCTACTCAAATGGAAGGGCTTCTTGCAGGAATGGAAGAAGGTAAGACTCCTGCGTGGGCTAGACCAGCAGTAGAAGCTATAGAGCAGCAGATGGCTCGTAGAGGGCTTAGTGCGTCTACTGTGGGACGGGATGCTTTATTTAATGCTATTATTCAAAGTGCATTACCTATGGCTCAAAGCAACGCTCAAGCCCTTCAGCAACGTGCAGCGCAAAATCTTAGTAATGAGCAACAATCAAATTTAGAGCAGTCTAGGCAAATTGCCCAGCAGCGTCTTACAAACCTCGCTAACAAACAAACTGCCGCATCTCAAACAGCGCAGATGGCACAACAAGTTAATATTAGACAAGCTGAGTTCCAACAGCAAGCTGAAATTACGACTGCTCAACAGCGTGAACAAGCTCGTTTGACTGAAGCTCAGTTTTCACAGCAAAGAGAACAGCAGACTTCACAACAGCAGCAGCAAGCAGCCGTACAAAACTTATCTACGGCACAACAAACAGAACTAGCAAATCTTCAAGCACTTAATGCTGCGGGTGCTCAAAACTTAACGGCTGAACAACAGTCGCGTCTTGCTACTTATCAGGCACAGGTTAATCGCTCTATGCGTCAGGCTGACCTGCAACAAGACATGGGAAAGGCTAATCTGACTGCTTCTCTTCAAGTTGAAATGGCTAATCTTAATAATCAGAATCTTGCAGCTAAAGATTCTATGACTATTGAGCAGCAAGAAAGATTAACTAATCTTCAGACGCTTGTAGACTTCAGAAAAACAAATGCAACACTCGCGCAGCAAATGGATCTTGCAAACCTAAGTAATGATCAGCAAATGCGCTTGGCTAATCTACAACGTAAGGCTGAAGCTGATCAAGCAAACTTTACTATTGCAAATCAATTTGAATTGTCAGAGTTGAATGCTAAGGTTCAAAGATCTACAAGACAAGCTGAACTCCAGCAAGACATGGATAAGGCTAATCTAAGCACTTCATTACAAGTTGAGTTGGCTGAGTTATCTGAGAAGAACACTACTTCTCGCGCCAACATGACTACTGAGCAACAAACAAGACTTCAAAATCTTCAGACTCTTGTAGACTTTAAAAAGACTAATGCACAACTTTCTCAACAAATGGATATGGCTAATTTGTCTAATGATCAGCAAATTAGGCTTGCAAACCTTTCTGAAAAAGCCGCAGCAGATTCAGCTAACTTTACTGAGGCGAACCGTTTTGAGTTGACTAGACTTCAAACAGCAGCAAAGGTATTGTCTGAAAATACTCAACTGAATCAACAAGCTGAACTGGCTAACTTTAGCTCTGAAGAAAAAATTACTCTAGCAAACTTAACGGCTGAAAATCAAGCTTCTTCTGATAACTTAACTGCTTCTCAGCAAGCTGAATTAGCAAACTTAAATAGTAGATTACAAACTGAGACTCAAAATGCTCAGATGCGTCAGCAAGTAATATCACAGACGTTTAGCCAAAGCCAACAAATAGAGATTGCTAATCTTGAATCTATTAATCGTGCAGGTTCTGAGAATCTTAGTGCTGAACAGCAGACACGGCTTACTCAATTTAATGCTACAATTAACCGCAATGTACGTCAAGCTGAGTTAGATCAGCAAATAGAAGGTGCTAACTTAGATGCTAGACTCAAGGTAGAGCTATCAGAGCTTACAGAGCGTAATGCTACTTCACGCGCAAACATGTCAGCAGAGCAGCAGACACGGCTTGCAAACCTTCAAACACTTGCAGACTTCCGTAAGACTGACGCTTCTCTAGCACAACAGATGGATCTTGCTAATCTTGCTAATGAACAACAAATAGAATTAGCTAATTTATCTGAAAGGGCCTCAACAGATGCTGCGAACTTTACTGAAGAGAATAGATTTAGACTACAAGAGTTAAATACTCACGTTCAAGTCATGTCTCAAAATGAGCAACTTGCACAACAGGCAGACCTTGCAAATCTTTCAATGCAGGAAAAAATATCTCTTGCTAATTTGACTGCTGAAAATCAAGCAGACTCTGAAAGTATGTCTGCACAGAATGTTGCAGAGTTGCAAACTTACGAAAAGAAAATGCAAGCAGCACAAGTAAATGCACAGCTTGCACAGCAGATGGGGTTGGCTAATTTAAGCAATGAACAACAGGCTTCTATGTTTAATGCTCAGATTAATGCTAACTTGGACATTAAACAGTTTGATGCTAATCAACAAGTGCAGTTAGCCAACAGTCAGTTCATGCAATCTATGACTATGGCAGACTTTAATGCTGAACAACAAGCAGCGATGCAGAATGCTACAGCCTTAGCAGCTATGGATGCTCAGAATGCTGATCAGCGTACTAAAGTAGCTATATCTAATGCTCAGTCATTCCTTCAAATGGACATGGCTAACTTAAACGCTAGACAACAAAGTGTTGTACTAGATCAACAGATGAAGCAACAAAGACTACTTTCTGATCAAGCAGCAACTAATGCTGCTAAACAGTTTAATGCTGCGTCTGAGAATCAAACTAATCAATTTCAAGCTAATCTTGCTGCTAACATGAACCAGTTTAATGCTAGTCAGGCTAATTCTATGGCACAATTTAACGAGTCAGAAGCTAATAGGGCTGCTGCTTTAAACGCTCAAAACAGATTAGAAGCAGATAAGATAAATGCAGATATAGGTCTTAAAATAGCTACCTTTGATCAAGAGCTACAGTTTAAAACTGATTCTTGGAATGCTGCTAATGCTCAAGCTGTAGAGCAGTCTAATGTAGAATGGCGGAGAAAGTCTAATACAATTAATACTGCTGCACAGAATGCTTCTAATCAGCAAAGTGCTCAATTTGCTTTTAATATGAGTACTCAAGCACAAGCTCAGTTGTGGCAAGAACTTAGAGATCAAGCTACTTTTGATTTTCAAGGCAATCAAACTGATATGGATCGTAAAGCTAACATTATTAATGCTGCGCTAGGCAATGATAGATTTTTAACAGATCCAACTTTAAAAACTAATAGAGATAAAATATTTAACATGTTAAGGGATATGGAATAATGGGATTTTTTAGCAAGGTTTGGAAGGGTGTAAAGAAAGGTTTTAAAAAGATTGGTAAAGGTATCAAGAAAGGGTTTAAAGCTTTTGGTAAATTCATGGGTAAGATTGGTATCTTAGGAACCATTGCTTTAACTATGCTTACAGGAGGGCTAGGTATAGGGAGTATGTTCGGTAACTTTGGAGCTACCTTAGGCAAACTTGGAGCTAGTATGGGTGGGCCTTTAGGGGGTGTTTTAAAAGGTGCATCTTGGACTATTGGTAAAGCTGCACAATTTGGTACTGCTGTTAAAAGTGGATTTCAAACATTAACTAAGGGTGTTACTGAGTTCTTTGGGCAGACTGCTAAGTATGTAGCTAACAAAATACCCGGTGTAAACATCCAAGGAGCACCTACTAGCTTCTTAGGAGAAGGTGGTGTCTGGCAGAATACTTCTGAAGCAGTTGTTAAGCAGTTTGAAACTTTTAAAGGAGATGCAATAAATTTATTCGATACTACTTCACCTTCTTTGGAAGCTGGAAAACTAGGGATGAGTGTTGAAGAGTATGAGAAATTTTCAACTCAAACTCCAACGATGCTAGAACAAGTTAAATATGGTGAAGACTTTGTACCCAATCAAAGTCTTGTAGAGCAGCCAGATTACTTAGGAGTAAAAGTTGATCAAGGGCCTATGAGTCTCCCTGATGGTACAGTAACCGTAGGTACAGGCGGTCTTGAAGACATAAGTTCTGAAATAGTTTCAACTGAAACTCCAAGTCTTTTAAGTAGAGGTATTGCTTCTGCTAAAGATAATCTTTTTGAAGGAGTAACTAAAGCACCGGGTTCAGTAGTCACCACTGCTCTTGTAAATAAGGCAATGGGCGTTGGAGAAGTTGATCCTTATTATAATACTACACCTGTAGCTCAGTTTGATTCCTCTTATGCTTTAGCAGGTGCAGTTGAACAAGGATTAACACAAGGCCCTGATCCTTTATGGAGTCAACAGTTGTTTGATTATGATGCTTATGGTAGTGGTCAAGGTGGTTACAGTAATGTCTACGCTAACAGAATGCAAGGAGCTATGTCCTAATGGCTGAAACACAATATAATCCTGAAGAGATTGAAAATGTTTTCATGGAAAAGGCAGGTCAAATGGATAGACCTCTTCCCGGTGAGTCTTTAACTAATGACCCTGAGAATCCTTTACCCTTTGAAAAAGCTCCTGAGTATACAGATTTAACTACTGCTCTTGAGTATTACTTTGCAACTTTTACAGAAGAAGGTACATACGATAGGATACTTGAGTTAATAGCTAGTGGTACGCCACTTATGGATATTACTCAGATGGTTCTTTATCAAGGATTTCAAGAAGGACTATTTAATCCTGACCTAATGATGCTTCTTGCAGAACCTATCACTTACATGCTTGCAGCTTTTGCTGAACAAGAAGGTATTGAGTTTACTATTCAAGAAGATGATGAAGAAGATATAGAGGAAGAAGAAGAGGCTCAAAGTTTACCTATGATGAAGAAAGCATTAAAACAAGTTAAGACAGTTGACAACCCTGAAGTAATGCCTGAACAGGTACAATCTTTGTTAGCGGCTAGAGGAGAACAGTAATGGCGATTAGTACTGGTGAAGGTTACTCATTACTAGGGCAAGGCTTTGCAAAGGCTGCTCAAGGTAACTTATCTGAACAAAGAAAGATGATGAAGGAAGCACAGCGTAGGCAGCTAATGACTGCTGCTTTGACTCCTATTGCTCAAGGTGTAGGACAGTTTGCAACTGATTTAATATCAGCACCATTTAAAGATGCTGCATCTAACTTCTATAATCGTGGAGCAGGTAAAGGTTTGAATGCTAATAGAAAAGCATATAGGTCACTTGAGAAACAAGCAAGAGAGAGGATGGCTGAGATTAACAAACAAGGAAAGTATAAGTATTTTGAACCTCTTGCTACTCAAGCAAAAGAAGCTTATGAAAATAAGTACTTGTTAGAGTTAGGAGAGGATTACAAAAATCATACTGTATACAGACAGGGTTTGGTAGAGCTTCCTTCTTTAATTAGAGAGCAACAAGACCAAGAATATAATGAGGCTCTTGCTGAGTACAACAGCTACTCAGATTCTCCTACTCAAGCGCAAGTCTCTGCGGCTATTAAAAAGTATAGCCCCTATGCAACTAATCCAGCTTCTTGGTTGTACAAGAAAGCAAAGCAGATTGTTCTTCGTCAAGACCCAGCAGAGGTAGAACAAAATTCTCTTGATGTACTACAACAACATTTAGCTTCCTATGGTATGGACTTGAGTGATGAAAGTTTAGCAAAGTTGAGAGAGAGGAATAGGACAGGAAGTGACGCTTATTTTTCTGCTGATGTAATCAATAGTATGCCTCAGTTTAAATCTGAACAATTTCTAAACGCTGCTCGCTCTTTTAAGGATGGAGATGAATTAAGGGCAGCAGTTTTTGGGTCGGGAAGTGGTGGAGAGCAGACCTTGCTCCGAGAGCTTCAAAAAGAAAATGGTTCCGCACTGGTCAGCTCTAAACAATATAAGCAAGGAGTAAAGAATAAATTTTTTGCGTTATTTAACGATCCTGTAGTAGAAAAAGCTCAGACAGGTTATAGAAGTTTTTTAGCTACAGCTAAGTTACCTGCACATGTTTTAAAATACATGAACGATAATAGTATTGATCCAAACACAGACGCAGGTATAAAGTTTACTAACAAGCTTGCTTCTGGCGCATGGGAGACAGCTACTCTTATACATAACCGTTCTTTACTTAGTGACCCTAATGCAATGGCTCAGTTAGAATTCGGGAATAGAGACGCAGTTAAGTATACAGATAATATAAGAAGAATAGCTGATTACCTGATAAAAGAAAAAACAACAGAACAGACATTTGAGATAGACAATTTTCTTGGAATTGGTAATGAAAAAATGGGGCTAGTGCTTGATGTAGAAGAATTTAAAAATCTTCAAGTGCCAGTTTCTAGTTCTTCTACGGGTGATACGTCATCTTCTACAGCTATAGGAGGCCCAGTAGAAGTTAATATAGCTCTAGGTGCCAAGGAGCAAGCAAATGTTAGTTCTTCACTCACAAAAACACTTAAAGAAATTATTGGTTCAGGGCTAGACTCTAAGGGGATGAAAGACGAACTTGAGGTTGAATTAACTAAGCTGCGCGTAGGACTTGCTACCTCTAGAGCAGCGTCTGGGGGAGGAAAGCCTGAAGACTACTCTATTCAGGTTCTATTGACTCCTTTGCAGCAACAAATAGTAGATGATATAGAGTCTGGTGATACGAGTGATACTGTCACAATTACAGATGAGGACAGAGCAAACAGGAACTCTCCTGAGAATGTTCAGAGGTATATGGAACAGTTGCGTAATACTCCTTCTATGCTTGAAGACATTCAAGTAATTAATCCAGATAACCCTGTAGTGCAATTGTTTAGTCCTTTTTCTGGTGTGCCTTCTGAAACACAAAGAGCAATAAGTGATTTTAGAGTCTCTCCTTTGGCAGGTCTTGGGTCTACAACAAAGAGTCTTTTTTCTGGTGTGCCTTCTGAAACACAAAGAGAAATAAGTGATTTTAGAGTCTCACCTTTGGTAGGTGTTGAATCTACAACAAAAAGTCCTGAAGAGATGGAGCGTATTAGTAGTGAGAGACAACAAGCAATAACTGACTACGAGAATAGAAGTTCTTCTGAAGCTTTTGCAGACATTGAGATGGGAGTAGATGTTGTAGATCCTAAGCTTAGAGCAGCAAGAGATTCTTATAGATCTAATCTAAGAGAACCTTTTCAGAATAGTAGCTCATTGTTTGAAACTACACCTAAGAGTCCTGAAAGAGTTGCAGAAATACGTAAGCAGCGCAGCGCAGCTATTGCAGAGTATGAGGCTAATAAAGAGCCTGATGTTGATTCAGGGCCTAGTATTTTAGACTCAGTAATAGATTTTCTTGTACCTAAAGCAGAAGCTTCTATGGAGTTAAAAGAAGAAACAAAAGGTACAGGAACTTCTATAAGTAGGACTGTTCAAAGAAAGACAGACCAAGAGATGTCGAGATGGGAAGATAAAGATACTATTACAGTATCTAATGTCTACAACGATGGCAGGTCAGTAGAAGTGCCTACTAAAAATCCTGTTCGTTTCATACGGGATAACATAGAAACTCCTACAGAGGCTGTTGCTATCTACTACGAAGCTCTAAAGGCACATAATGCTGAAAGACCTTCTTCTCCTACTTATCAAATGAAACCTTTGACTCAAGCAATGACTTGGGCTTACGAGGCTTTCCCTGATCAGTTACCTAACCTTGAAAGAATGTACTCCAATAGGATTAAGAATAAAGAAAGTGGACGTTCTTTGCTAAAACTAATTGAGTCTCCTTCTAATGAGAAAGAAATAAAAGCTTATACAGCTAGAGTTTCTAAGCTTACAGATGCTGAGAAAGAAAAAGAGTTTAATAAGCAGCTTAAAATTGCTAGAAAGATAAGAATAGAAACAGATTCTGATCTTGCAGCCAACGCTGTAGCCTATAGAAAACTTCAAAATATTTTTGGAGAAGATAATAGAGTAATAGGAAAAGAAGGGACAACAGTTAGTGATAAAGTAGACCAGTATTACACTTACTTGCTGCCTACTAAAGATGATAATTATGACTTGATAACTAAGGTGTACGAGCAAGTACTTTCTAATGTTAACCCACCTGCTCCTTTTTCTTTATTAGCTAAAATCTAAGGATAAATATACATGTCTGAACTAGATAAGATTGATTGGGGTTCTCTTGAAGTAAGCACCTATGATCCTACTGAAGCAACTACAGCAGAAAAGATGGAGTTTGGTGCTAGAGCAGAAACAACCTTTACTGGTAACCTTGGTAGATACTTAGAGGCTTCTTATGATTACATGACTAAACCTGACCTAACGTATGGTGAGGCTTTGGGGAATATTGAGTCTACAAGGATGCGAGAAGTATACCAAGAGATGCCAGAGTTTTTTGGCATCCAACCTGAGCAAGAAGATGCAGCAATTATAGGAGGTAGAGTTGCTACTGCTTTTGTTGACCCTATTACTTGGGCTGTGCCTTGGGTTAAAGTGGCTGCGGCAGGTAAACTTGCTTCAGCCGCTACAGGTGCAACTTTTGCTGTAGCAGACAGCGCTTCAAGAGACTT